GTTTTACCCCAAACAAAGAAATAATTACTAAATTAAATTACAAAAGAGAGGCCTGATCGTTCGAACACGCCACTCTTAATCAAAACGAGAGCATTGCGAGCAATACTCTTCTTACAAATTTCAACAGTTTCAAATACATCATCATCAACACAATTTGTAATTTCTATTCCCAAACCAGAATTAAACATCTCAACTAGCCAAACAATGCTGACAAATTTCAGATCGCTTGCTGTACGTTGGATGTAACGAGGAGATTGTATGCCGTATCCTAGGCATACATATTGAATAAACTTGTCAATATCCTCTTGATAAATTGGTTCGAGAATTGAATAGGCATCCATGCTGATCGACAAACAAAATAAGTTCACGCAAACAACAAAGATAAGCTTCAGTATAATCAGAACTGAAACAATGGAAAGTAAAAAGGGGAAGACAATCACTAGACAATTCGCACAGCCACGAAATTGAACAACAATATAAATCTTCAATAAGACAAGACGTCAAATCTGGCAAGTCAATGCCGTTGGAATGGCAAAGAGAATGTATAAAACGTGTACACTCACGTAGATTCGACATCGATTTACTTTCATTCATTTATACTAAAATCACAATCACATTCTTTAACACCCAACAACTGACGGACAATTTTAAGTTCACCGACAGATAATCGTCTCAACTCCTTGAGAAAGTTAGAATCATAAGTGGCATAGAAATTTGCGCGGGCTTTCTCACGTACCTGCCTAAAAGGCGAATTACACTGGTTACGGTATCTCATCATACGGTAATCATCACGAGTGCTCACTTGTTTCTCAAACATCCCAAAGAAACGAACTTCCTGATCAAAATCAATCTTTTTGGTGTCTTCATCTATTCCGGGTGCATACTGATCTGTCAAATTGGCTATCAAGGTTTTCTCATTCACGGCGAGGGAATTGCAATACTGCGTAACAATCCCGACAGCTGGGTTTCCGGCATCAACGGTGCCTTTTGATAAATCAATCACAACAACAACAGTGGCGACGTTTCTAAAATAATCAGCATCCTCCAAACGATCAAGATCAAATTCGATCGTGGATGTCGAGTCTAACCCTGGGAAAATGCGGAATTTCTTGACGATCAGCTCTTCAAGTGGTCCAATTGTAGTTGAGATACCCGAGATGTATGTACGGTCGTGGAAGGCGAGCATCACACTGAACTGCACGATCATATTACAAAAACCTAACTGAGCGGTTGCATACTTACCAATTGTTATGGGAGGGTAGGCATAAAATGCTGGATCTCTTTTCTTCCCATCATACATCGTTATCGTTTCTTTGACGCCCTGTGAATGGATAGGTAGTTTCAAGACAACATCAGCACTGGACTTATTAGATATCAGTAAATTCCTACGACCCCTCTCCAGCATCAATTTCAATTCAGCCTCATTTGCTGGTACAGGCACCAATGGTGTTGCTTGCTGTGTAACTGCTAACGCATGTGCGGCCGTTGACCATGGTTCGGCATTCACGACGGTCATAAATATGCCTTCTATCTCCCAAAGTGGGTATTCCTTGAACATGGTGGCTACGGATTTGTCAAGTTGAGCTAATTCCTCAGGTGTCAAATATATGTTTGTAAGTGGGCCTGAGGCGGTGCTAATAGCTATTTCTTTTGTAAACCTTGCCATAACGCGCAATGTATCACCACCTGGTTGACCGTTGTTGAGGTTATTTCCGGCAAATGTACTACGCGCTTCATGCTCAACTGCTGGCAGTGACTCGAGTGTCGACTCAGTTGTAGGCCTTTGTGCCCCAAGGGCTGCGTTAGTAGGTGCAACATCCATCTTCGGATTACTTTCATTTATTTCCAATATTTATACTTTTTAGAAAAATTTTGTAAATAAGCAGAATAAATTCTGTCGAGGTCATCAATTTTCAACTCGCTTTGATCATACAACGCCCTATCGAGATTATAATCAATAATGTTATCACCATCATTCGTCCCAACATAACGTTGCATCAATCTCCTTGCTTTATTCACACAATTATTCCCAATCAATGCATATGGTACATTAGCAAGTTCACCACCAGGCGACAACGCCCGTAATGATGCAATAGCAAGAGGGTCATTGTAGTCAACAGGGTAAGACTCTTCGACTCGCCCACGTGATGTGTGGATCTTAGAATACATCACCCTGGCAAGCGTTTGTGTATCTGCTTCAAGCTTAGTGTACTTCTTCAAGGCGCCTGCCATATTCGGTGTTTCAACGAATGTGCCATCCGTCCTCCTAAGTAGTGGCATACTACCAAGTGTGCCAACGTCTCCACCGGAAAGCTTCTTATTGATCAATCCAGGATTAAATAAGTTGCTAGGGAGACCAGGTGTCCTGAAGCTTTCTGCAACGCCCTGCACTTGCAACAATTCATGCGCTTCTCCTTCAAAATACACGAAGTCCTTGCGAACAACCCACTGGTGTTTCGGGTCAATGCATGCATCATTTAAGATCTTATGAAACATTCGAAACCCCGGAAATGAACTATTCTTCATGTCATCGCTGAGCGACCAAAGATCTTCGCCTACTTTATTACCTAATGGTCTGGAGAGACGCCACACACCGGGTGAATTGACAGGAATGTTATAAAATCTATCAGGTTCATACGACTTACGCCTCTCATTAGTAAACATATACCTTTTCATTTTCGTCCTCGCAGCTTTCTGAAAGTTCTTAATTGCGGATGTGCCTTTTATAATATTATCTTGCACACCCTTAGGCAAACCTCTTTGCCTTGCTCTACCAAGTAAACCAAAAACGGTGCCGATGAAACCGGCTGCAGCTTCCTCATACCTACCTTTCACAATTGCCGATGTAATCTCCAAGGCAAACTCTGCAACGTCCAAAACGACGGCGGCACCAGGCACACAATAAGCGAAACCCCTAAGAGCCATCGCTATCGAGTCAAACACAGTCCTTTGTATTATCTTACCGATTACCTCTATTTCCTTATTAACGGTATCTATCCTCACATCCAAATCTGCAGTTTCAGCTAGCAACAACGAAATGAGTGCCATCATCTGAGCATCTGGGAGATTTACGACTGTTGTGTCTATCACACCTTTAAACGTTGCAAAAATAGCTGGCTTGGTGAATTTTATTTTAAAATTCCTATGCGCATGCTGCGCATATTCACCACTACTCGTTGCGACTATACTGACAAAGTCTATTGTCTGCCACCTTTCCCATGTTGGATCTAATGGATCATCTGTTGTTACATTTACACCTTGAAAAGGAGCTGGTTTGAGATTGAATATTGGCGCTTCAACTAGCGACTCAAATGTAGCTACATTATCGGCTTGCTTGACAAGAGTGAAGGTGGTTCTAAACCTCCTTTCATTCCCTTTATAATCAGTATACTCAATTTCACCTTGCTCTATGACGTAGGCGGTAAATGCGTTATTGGACGGAAATTGCAACTTCAAATACACTCTGGAAACGACATCGACATCATATGCATACCTATTAGTCCACAAGGTGTCAAATGGAGAGTTGTAATCACATCTATATGTTACGGGCCCTGGTAGCTCAATATACTCAACGAGCGGTGTCTGCACTTTGGTGTCAATGGGATGTGTGAGCAGCACTTGTCCGCGCGATATTTTATCTTCATCTGTCAGTTCTAGCATCATTGGCTCAAATCCCTCGGGTAAGTTCAATCTACATTCAGTAAAATTGGACTTTGCATGAACTTCAAGTTGAGTGGACACTGGACTCCCTTCAGGGTGTGGCTCTAGATCAGCATCGATATCGTCGGAATACTCAACTCTGGTTACTGGTACAAATTGCTGCAAGGCTACAAGCAAGCCGCGAAACATTGTCCTAGAATATTTTAACTCATTCATAAGAAAGGCATACTCGCTGCTATCATTCTCTGCATACTCTTGGAGTTTATCTTTCGTCTCATCCAACGCCAAAATTGAATCCCTAATAAGCAATGGCACTATGGCAACGGCAGATGCGTCTTCAGCGATCTCACTCACGGTGTAAGAGTAATTTGCGGGACTCATTGTGGGATTGAAGTCCTGCGGCACGTAAGTCGTGCTCACTCCAGCATAGCCATGCAAGACATCGACATAATTCGGGATAGTTCGTGCACTTATGGGCGGTGATTCCCAAACAACGCTTCGGATATTCTCTTTGATCTCATAGTACTTGACGCGCATGTCTCTAAACTCTCCGCCAGTCATCCCATCTGTTGTCAACGTTACATAATCGCGCAGGCCTGATCTCGGTTGGATGTAATGCAACCATCCGAACTTGAATATTACACTATCGCTCTTGAATTCAATAGCTGCATCAAAAGTGTCTTGCTTTGCTGAACCAGCCGAGATATTGATCTCCACAGGCTCTTCTTTAGAGTAATCATAATAACGCCTGTCCTCACTGCTGGCTATACCACTCGCTGCGCAAGCAAATTCGTCATTAGACAAGTTCACTCTGAATGACAAGTTAATAAACGCACTTGTCAAAGGGTCAGTGGCAAAACAAACGGTGCTCCCAACAGCACAAACCTGCATTCCGGTGTTGTCATCATGCAGTAACGTTGACATATAATCAAAGAAACTCTCATCAGCGGTGTTTGCGAGTATAATTCTCAGCTGTTCGTTATCGATAATACGTTGTGAGCATTGCTTAACTTCACTTTCGATCTCATTCACGTCACTAGCTAAATTATTCAAGGACTCACTAATATCATTCACACTCTGTGCAAGCTTGCCGACGCGCGCATCTCGCACGCGTGGCGTGATTACTGAATTCACAGTTGGATACATAACAAACTACTTTCATTCATTACCACATTGACTCCAACGAACAAAACCCAACACGCCTGTCATGCATTTCGGGTTGCAATTGCAACGGTTCGGCATCACAATTCTGTAGTCTGTTTCGCACTTCCTCGGGTGCCTTATTGACATACGATGTTAAAAACTTGTACAGCATTTCTGCATGCGCTGGCGCGATTGGGTAACAGTAACTCACTAGATCAAAGTTCCTCTCCAGATGTTCGTCATTGTCATAAATGGCTAGCCAGTCTTTAACACCACGTTGGTAATCCTCTATAGCTGCCAACTCCTCCTTCTCAGAACTACGCTTATACGTTCTTATAGTCACAGCGATTGCGTACCTCAACAAATCCAAATAGAGAGTGTCATAAATAATAAATCCAACGAACTCACCAATTGAAGACACGGTACTCTTAACTTTCGGCTCTATAAAATCAGGATAATGAGTTGTGAATCCACTTCCTGCAATACAAACATCGTCGCCACACACAAGCATGTACCCGATCTTGTCGGCTGACACATAAGTTGTGGCCATAGCTGCAGCAACGAGCGTGTTTTTAAGCAGCGTGAGTGTTCTACCTGACTGCAGATGATTTTCTGTCGTCACCTGGAAAGAGCCTCCATTCATCTTGAACTTCCTGTTATAACTATCACTCAACTCAATGAAGTCATCATTCATCCCAACAGCCTTAATTATCTTGTGAAAGAAGAGTTCGGCTGCTTCATCATGAAAAGTGTCGAACTCCACGAAATCGGATATAAAGTATTCGTCTTTCACATCATGCATTCGCTCTATGTAATGCTTCAATTCAGGCTTAGTTCTTGATAGCATGAGATAAAGCTTATTCTTACATCCAGCTTTGATAACAGTTTCCATCGCTCTAATGGCAGCCGCTGTTAGGTGGTTCACACCTTTAGTCTGCGGACAGACACTCTGGCCTGCCTTAGTCTCAAGGTTTTCCTCATACTCTTGCGCTCGAATCCAGCTATCTAGTTTTGAATCCTTCTTACACTGTATCTTCGGGAAGTACGCTATTTTCTCACTATACTCATAATAATCCATATCAAGACTCTGTCCGGGCTTGGATTGTTTTGTCGCAAGTTTGGTCAAATATTCTGCAGCCGCATGGTCCAAGTCGTCCGAGATGATTTCGCGGAAGTCTATGAATTTGCTCAATGAGTCAAACCATTCCTGTGCCAATTTTTCATTCTCTGCACGCGTCCTTTCAAAACCTCTCCCCCTGCTCCTTGCCATAGCTGTATGCAGCGACTGATTCAAGTTACCTTGGAAATAAGGTCTCCCACGCATCTTAATTGGCATTCTAAGGACGCTACGCGAATGTTGAAGGGTCAAGTCCATCACTTCCTTCAACCTCACTCTCTCGCTATCACTGCCCATGCAATAATTCTGCACGCCAAAGTTAGCATAATCCCCGTCAAGCACTTGCGAAGGTGCAGCCATATCGAGAATTTCGGCAACAGATTGCTCACAATAATCATCAACATAGTACGACTTTGCTTCCTGAGGTACATACCCATCCATCTCACCCGGTCCTTCACCGTAATGGTCTCCTGCAGTGTCAACTCCTTTCGGGACGTTATATGTCGACATGTCAAGCATTATCCTATGAGGCACAATTATATGAGCATTTCTTTCGACAACTTCACCCTCATCGTTTCTCACAAGCTCTTCATTCACATGTATCTTGACCTCTGCGTTCTGTTTTGCACTAGCGCCCTTCTCCTCAACATTTAATATATTTACAGTCTCATCAGCGTACTCTTCAAATGACACATTGTTATACATATATTGCTTGCCCGATAGGTTGACCTTATATTCACCGCCTGCACCGAATTCGCACACATGCTTTGTCGTCAAGAATAGACCTAAATTTGTTGCGATGGTACTATCAAAGTCCCTAATATCTAGCCTTTCCACGTGTCTAGTAAAGTTTACAATGAAGTGTGAAGGTAGCGTCTTGATCATACTCGCGCACTTATATGGTAGTGATAGCCCAATTTTACCATACCTGCCGCCCTGCGCTCTTGGTGCTGTCAGCGCATCAGGATTCAAGTTCACATCTTCACGCAACATGCATAGGCTCTTACCTTCTATTCTACCTTCCTTTCTAAACATACTCTGCGTGACCGATGAATTTGTGTACATGTCATACTCGAAATTTTGTGCGCAAACTTCAGTGGCGTCCCTGGGCACGGTCCTTGATACTCTCAATAGGGATCCTTTCTCGTAATTCCACAGGTCTTTCAGACTGTACTTGGAACTGAATTCTTTACAACCATAACTTGTTTGCATATCATCCCCAATTGCGTACAAGTTCTTTGCCCTCCTACTCATATACGCAATGGTCGCAGGATGCATTGTGAAAACCTCATCAAGCACTATATTCTTGAAATTATCCTTACTCCGACTCGATTTCGCAAGCGTGCTTGCAACTGTGCACGCCTTGTAGCCCTTATCCTCATATTCTTTTGCAAGTGACCGTGTGGGGCAGACAAACAAGGTTTCATCTTTCTCAGCGTGCAACAGTTTCCTTGCGGTGGTTGACTTACCGCTTCCTGCCCTTCCGCGTAGACATTTCACAGTGACCTTGCGCTTAATAGGAGCAACTATTTTCTTGCGCGCTGCTGCATGACACGCCTCATACTTCACGTCTTTCACACTAAGCACCTGTTCGATAAACTCTTTGTGCATCTCCTCAACATTCACGCTTGTCAAATCATACGTCGTGTCGGCAAACTCAACTTCTTCAACCTCGTTCACGTAATACATCTGCAATGCACATGCTCTACACCCGGTCATGTTAATACCATGCCCAAAGAAAGCGGCAGTCTTCACCTGCTCATCTGTCAGCTCCGAGGCATCTACAGTTATATTACAATAAGGTGTTGTTGAACAAAATTCAAAGAAGTCCCCAGTACAGGTCCTTGTCACTGCTCTATTTAACTTCACAGGTGCGCGGAACATCTGCTTCGGTGCTTCTCTCAAATATCTTCTCAAATGTTCTACGCTTTCATCTAAATCTACGCCGTTCGCACTCACGCAGATTGTACAAAACTTCATCTTGTCCACACGCCTACTTTCTGCCTCACTCATACCATTATTCTGGACGTATATCACTTCACCATTATACACGATTGGAAAGTTACCAGGCGTGTACTCGTGCTCAACGTGCTTGTATTCCTTCACTGCTCTTTCACATTCGCCGCTCGGAACAAAATAAATATGCCGGTCCTGCACATTTGAACGCATCTCTTGCATGATCAAACGCCTGTTCCCATTTCCTATACCACAACCAATGAAGTAAGGGATGTGTATATCGAGATTGGGTAGAGCTCGCAAACACTCTCCTAATCTTGTCGCCCATTCTATTTGCTCCTTCTCATCTTTTGCGCCACCAGAATGTGATTGCACGAACATGTTATAATTCTTCTCACCGTTGCTGACATGACCTAATGGTGCCGTTTGGATCGCTTCTCTTCTATTCAACACACCAGCTAAACCACCATGTACGCCCTCTATATTACATTGATGCGCGATTTTCACTGTGGTTGTATGATCAACATCCATGATCTTCACAGGCAAACCATTAAATGTGCAGGATGTTATACACTTATAGTGGTTATCACTCAGACACATGTTTATCGCAGGACCCACTCCAAAACTGCTCCATTCTTTACCATTGAAGATATTCACTTGCTTACCAATCATTGCACTCACAACTGTGATGGAAAACTCATTCGCCCAATCACCTGTTGCTCCGCTTTGATAGTTCACCCAAAGCTCTTCGTCGCCATCTACTAGACTCGCAACGCACCTATAAAAACAATTTCCATCCCTTTTGACATCCCATATATTCAATGAGTCTGCCAAGTACTCATCGTTTAGAAACTTCAACTTCCTTGCAAGTATCTTTATCGTCTCAAAGGGCTTCCCAATCTCCACCTTTCTCTCACTCCTCACACTCTCCCCAGAACACGGTTCAATGATTTTAGGGACCTCTCGCGACCTCACACTGCGCAGATATTGAGCGATGTCAAAATCCTTGCTTAAACCAAAATCCGGTTCTGACGTCACACTACTAGTTTCAATCTTTTCACCACTTGACTTATACGATGGTTCAGTTGGCTTACTGCTCTTATCTTTTGGGTCCAATGAGAAAATAATATCTTCTTCGTCATCAATGTCAACGATTTTGAAAGACTCCTCGTCTAAATCGTACAAATCGTTTTGTTCCGGTAGCTCGTTCCTGTTCCACCACAAAATACAATTCACAGCCTCACACAACTCCTCACCTGGCTTCTTGTTCTTCTTGACATTCTCTCTGCTCTCAGCCTTCCCTTGCTCAGACTCATACAGGGCACCATAGTACTCCGTTTCATCACTAAAAGGCAGTTCTCCGTGTGATGTTTTTGATGGTGGCACAAAGACGCTACTATTCTGCACATACACACACGGTCTCGCAACGGCTTTGAATATCAAATTATCACCAACTATAATATCAACATTCTTCATGCAATCTGGGCAATATGGCGAATAATACTTTCCATGCTTGTAAGTGTCACTCAAACCGACGACATACTTCTTACCACAATTAAAGACAAGTTTGCCCTCGCACAACTTCTCCAACGCATCCATGTTCACGTCTTGTGTGAAACCTTTATGATTGGATTTCAGCATGAAACCATGTTGGCATAACTCATCTGAGGGAAGCGGTGGTGCACTTGGAACGTACGGATTCAAGGGTGGCTGTACAAACGGAGGTGCAGTCGGTGCAACTCGTTGGTTTTGTTGCGGCCTGATCGCTCTTGGCTGTTTTGAGAATCTTTTCCGCAACTCTTCACATTTATTGTCACTCAACTCTTTCAAACTATATTTCCTGAACCATGAATAACCTTCCTCGTCTTCTTTGTCATCTGGATAATAAATGTAAATGTCCTCACCCTTATAAGTGTACACATGTGTCGCCACATCACTACAGGCTTTCACTAAAACAGTTGGTAACACTAATTTATCAACATCAACATCAGAAGCAATCACAAAATCAAAAGGATCCATGCACGATTCGCAATATGGTGACAGACTGCAATCAAGTTCAGCTCTTTGTTCAGACATCCTATTGGTGACACAATTTATCCCTTTATTTTCCGCAGGTGTGTTATAGCAGAAAACTTTCTTCCCTTGCAGCATCACAACAGCTGGACCCTGATGATACTCATGGTCTATATCATACTCGTCATCATCGAACGGTTCTCCATGAGGACAATACTTCATTGGCAGCACGCGACCATGATTATGTGGTCTGATTTTGACAACATTGAATGGAATTTCAGAAGTCACTATCTCAATGATCTTGAGAATCACGCGCACGGCTTTAACACCTAACTGTTTATTGTCCCAATGACTAGTGAACACAGAGACTATCTCGAGCGCTGTGTGACCCATCCTTGTTAGCACTCCTGTCAAATTGGCATAATTATTAAAACCCCCTATTGTCTTCGTCATTTTCCGCCTCTGGATCACTATATAAGCGTAGAAAGTTGTGCACAACGCCTCAACATCTCGAGCTTCGATGTTCATTGCGTTGGTCTTACCGACCCCTTGGAAAATAATCTCCTGTTGAAGCGCCCTCATTGTCGACACCAGAGCCGCTCGAGTGAACACCTTGTCATCCCTTGCAAGGCCCCAAGACATAATCTTCTTGAAGTGACTGATCGTCATGTCAACCTTACGTGCTTTCCTGATTATCTTACGTGCAACATGTGTCTCACTCCTGCCATTAATCACATTTGCACTCCTGAACAACTTGGTGATGTCATCAAAGACTGGCACACGCACCATATCATGCCTAATTAACTTCTTCAACTGAGTGACGTAACCTGGGCTGTGCACTTTAACAATATGATAGATCTTCAACGGTCCAAATTCTTTTTCCATTTCAAACATGTAACCCCTTCTAGCACATGTTTCAACGGCTCTATGCCAACTGGTCCATGCCTTAGTGTCATGGGTGTACACATGTTCATTACCAGCTATCATAACCGTGTGCTTTCTACCTTTCACAAATGTACACTGTATGTCTTCACGCCACTCACTCTTTTGATCAAAAGGTACGAGAATTATTGAACCATGCGCAGAACTTGCATTCTTTCTTTCCATTATGTCAATCACACCATCTACGCTGATGTCATGCACCATACCAAGCACTATCCTCTCGCAAACATCGCTGCATCCGGTGCAGCCTTCATTATTAGGTACTCTTGCCTTAATTCTCCTATATTCATTATGTGGGTCATTCGTCGAACACCCATGATCACACGTTGTGCCTGTCACGACATTATATCCAATCTCATGTGTGCCATTTATTTTGTACGGTTGCAACTCTCTATCACTCACCACCTGAAGCACTTTCAACAATGCATGCTGTACCTTTGGCGCACTAAAATCATTCGTACTCAAGACCACATTAGGCGCTACTAATTTATTTGCTAAATCCAAATCAGTGTTGCAAAGCTGAAAGTTTAAATGAATAAATTTTGTCTGGTCAGCCAACACATTCGCAAACTCTTGCTTAATATTATCATTCGCTAATTCACTAAACTGTCTACCCGCTTCCGCGGCTAGACGCGCTTTCACACGATACATTCTCTTTGCCGCTGTTGCGGCGTAGAAATTGTC